GGCAGGTCTAGGTTCTCGGCGGTGCCTTCGGAAATCTGGCTGTTAGCCTGACCCTGTTGGAGCCAGTTGAAGTCCGGCTTGTAGAGCATCCAGACAGGAATCTTGGCGGTCTTGGCTTTCTCGATAATGAAGGCCATGTCGTTGGCGCGCTTGTCCATCTCGGTGCGGAAGTCTAGGCCGCGCTGGGCGTAGAGCTCAGACATGGACAGTAGGCCCATCTCGACATCGTTACGATCGTTGGCGGCGTCGCGGCCAGCGTCGACGGTCACGCTCTTCGGGGTCGTCCAAGAAACTTCATTCCACTTGGGGTCGTCAGGCAGGTCGCCGTTAGCGATACCTTCGCCGATGATGTATCCCCACGTCGGCACGCAGAAGGTTTCGATAATAGTGTTCTGATATTTTCCAAAAACCCGTGAGGCTTTTGCGGTCACTAAACGAATAGAGGCTCCGCCAAGCTTACTCGGATCGGAGACAAATTCCCAAGGTAGCACACCCATGCTGATATCACGTTCAAGCGCTGCGATGAAACCGTTGAAGGTAGCGTTGGGGCGGTTGCTCTGGAAGGAGTTGAGGGACTCGCCCTGGTCGAGCACTAGGAGTTTGCCGCCCATCGTGTTTGCGATGGAGGTGTAAGATGGCGTGTTCAGTGCGCCCAGCTCGTTGGCCGTGTCCTGATCGAGGACGCCGCCCTGCTTCTGAATCGTGCGGACCACGTCACCGTTGTCCTTCACGGCCTGCTTCTCAAGGGCGAGGATTTCCATCTCGTCTTGGATGGAGTTGATGCTGGATTGCAGGAGAGGGATACCGCGGCATCCGCTGGCGTACTCATGGTCGACGACGTGCATCATGGACTGAGCGAGAATCTGGCGGTTCGAGCCGTCAGACTTGTAGACGTTGACGGCATTATACTCACCGTAAGGTCCATAAATTATGCCGTCGTGGATGCCCGGGATGACGACCGTCTCTTCGAGGGGGTCGCCGACGCGGTGGGCTTCCATCAGTTGTAGCTTCGCATCGCCGGTAGCGTTACGCACCTTTGCAGCAAAGGAGTCACCGTCACGAATCATGCCGCGGAG